GTGATTCGCTGGCTTCGCTCCAACTTGCAGGGCTTGGCGGCTTTGGGGGTCGCTATCATCGTTTTCTTTTTTCTCGGCCCAATCCTACAGGGATTCGACACAACTGCCGGTGTCGTTGATCTCGGAAGTCTGCACGTTCTTGTGTTTGGAGCCGTTCGTTTTCTTTTCTGCACATTCCTAGCTTGGAGCGTTCTCCAGCTTGATTGGAAAGTCCTCGACCGTTACGTCGACCGGGGGGTTCTCAAGGACGACTGGAAGGAGGCCTGCCCAAGGACCCGCCTGATGGTGTTTGTCTCTGTCTTTGGCCTTCTGCTTCTAGCCGCCATCTTGTCATGCAAATAGCCTATGTTGCGCTTTATCTTGCGTTTCTTTCCCACTCTCTGGCTGGCCCAGGAGTTGAGGCGCAGAGGCTTCTCGTCGTCGAACAGGCCCGTCGAGCCATCGGTATCAAGGAGGCCACGGGTCGAAACGACGGGCCCCTGGTGGACGAGATCCTCGCATCCGTAGGCCTTGAGGGCACAAAAGCGCCGTGGTGCGCGGCATTCATCGTCTGGGTCGGAGACAAGGCTTTCGGTGCGTCGTTATTCAATCCCTACCCTCGCTCGGCTTGGTCTCCCGTCTTTGTGGCTAAGCCGACCTGGGACCGCCAGAGGAGGGGGGTGCCCCTTAAGCCAGCCGATGTTTTCGGGATCTGGTTTAATTCGATGGGCCGGGTGGCGCACGTTGGCCTTGTGGAAAAGAACGAGGGGGATTGGATCGTGACGATCGAGGGCAACACCAACGGCGGGGGAAGCCGTGATGGGGATGGCGTTTACAGAAGGAGAAGGTTGTCCACAAATGTCTTAGGCAGGGGTTGGTTGTGAGCCTTCGGATTGGTGCGATTGGCGTGCAAAAGGTTGCCGCAAAACTACTTGAACATGGTTTTTTGGTTAGTACCCCGATTGTGGACGATGGCTACGATTTGATCACAGATTGGAAGGGAAAGCTTTGTAGAGTTCAGGTAAAAAGTACAATGGGTGCGTCAGATGTTCATTCTCGCAACAAAATGAAATTTCTAGCCGTTAGGGGACCAGGTTATGGGTATGGTGCGTATTTAAAAGTTGCCAAAGAAAAAATGAAATACAAAGCCAACGTATGCGATGTTTTTGTCTTTTTTCACATCCCTCAAGATGCTGTTTTTGCAATACCGAGCCACAAATTACCAAAAACCAAATCTATTTATTTTTCACCAAATTCTTTGTGGCGGGATAATTGGGACGTCTTGCGGAATCCGAAGAAGGGATAAACTCTCGCTATGGCCTCCACAAACGACATACGAATTGTTGACGGCCAACAAGATTGGACTGGCGGGATGGATGGTTCAATTGTCCCGCACCTAGCCGCGAAAAATGTGGTTTTGGCCGCTGTTAATTCCACTTTTCGTGGGGGTAGGCCTAAAACAAGACCCGGGTACCTACAAACTTTTTTGCTCGATGACCCTGAAGCTTTACCCCAAGACGACGGTAGACCTAGCTCAAGCCGAACGCTTTTCCAGGCAGGTTTGGATTGGAAGGGGGGGAAAAGTGGAAATCTTTTTCAAGGAGCCACTCTCTATATAAACAAGAAGGATTCTTACAAAAACTACATTATCGCCGTCTGCTCTGGAAGGGTCTTTAAAATTGACCCTATCTCTGGGTATATCCAAAGACTTAAATACTTTACTACTTCCGGTTTAAAAGATTTCCGCTTTGACTCGATCCGGAAGTGTTATTTTGTCCAGGCCGAAAAATACCTTGTTATCCAAAACGGGTCCGACCGTCCCTTGATATTTGACGGGGAGTTCTTGTATCAGGCCGGTGTCGGTCCGGTCGATTCGGTTGGAGAGATTGCTTCCACTATGCCGACGGGGACCTTAATGGCCTACGGGCAGGGAAGGCTTTTTATTGCTGCCCCAAACAGAACGACTTTTTACGCAGGGGATATTGTCTATGGTGGGTCTACTAATCAGATATCTATAACCTCCTCTTCGGTTGGTGGGACAACTGTGATCACCACAGATTCCGATCATAATTTTTCAACTGGGGACGTGGTTACGATTTCCGGCCACAGCTCGACCCCCGATATCAACGGAACTTGGCGTTTAACCTCTTTAAGTTCCACGACGTTTTCAATACCCACAGGGGTTTCCACTTCGGGTAAAGGTGGATATGTCATCCGGGCGAATGACGGGGCGGACACCGACTTGCTTCGGTTTACGGAGACCACGTATTTGAACGAAGGCGGAAGTTTTCAATTCCCCTCTGAAATGGGACGCATCACCGGAATGCTCTTCCAGCCAATTTCAGATACTGCCGCTGGGCAGGGGGATTTGCTTGTTTTTGGGGAAACCGGCGTGGTGTCGTTTGCAGTCTCTTTACCGAGGGATCTATGGAAATCGACCCAGGGGTTCCAGCGAATCACCCTCTCAAGGATTGGTTCTGTCTGTGAAAAGTTCTTAATTCCGATCAACAACGACATTTATTTTCGAGCTTCAGACGGGGTTCGGAGTTACCGAAACGCCAGAGCCGACCAGCAGGAAACCGGAGAAACCCCATTTTCAACCCCTGTGGACGCTTTTCTGGATTTTGATACGGAGTATATGTACGAGGCGACTTCAGCGGTGTATTTCGACAATCGTCTTATATTTACTGTTGGCCCGACAGAAAACTATAAGAATATCGGGTCCAACCCGATACCGGCAGTACCAATTACCCACAAGGGGTTTGGAGTTTTTGACTTTAACTCCATGGCCAAGCCGGATGCGGAATTTACCCCCATTTGGGACGGTCTTTGGACCGGTCTTAATACAACTCAGCTTCTTGCGGGTCAAATCAACCGGACTCCACGGTGTTTTGCCTTTGCCGTTAACCCGTCGACCTCTGAGAACGAGCTTTGGGAGCTATATCCCTGGGCCTTGTACGATTACACTTTGACCAGCTCTGGGGACAGGATCCAGTCCGCAATCGAAACCAAGGGTTTTGATTTTAACGCTCCCTGGAACCTTAAAAAGCTGGTTCGGATGGATTTGTGGATAAGCGGGTTTGAGGGGACCACAACCATGAATGTGTTTTACAGGCCCGACGGGTCTTCTTGTTGGACGCTTTGGTACAGTTTTGAGGTGTGCGCCCAAAACCAAAGTTGTTTCAACGACAACCTCTCCTGTCTCCCGGATACAACTGCCCCTTACGAAATCATCAGCCAACCTCTGGTTTCGTTTCTCCAGATCTCCGGGAAGACAGTTACGCGGGCTCAGAAATGGACAATGAGTTTTGTTGGCTCTGAAATGCCTGAATATTTCTACATGCGCGTACCCGACACAGTCGGCGACGGCAAAGAGCCTTTTGGAGTCGCCGGTGGCTCAAATTACATGTTCAAGGACCGGACCACCACGTTGCTTCGTTGGGCTTCTCCGTCTCTTCCTTCCGCAATGCAGACGGCTTTGCGAAACGCAGGCTTTTCGAATGTTGTTGTCACACGATCTCCGGATGACGCAAATGTCTTTAATCTAGACTTTGTCGATTACAAGGTAGAGAAGCCTGATATCATTCCGGCCTACCTTACCGAGACCGATTCCTGCGGAGCCTTTTCCCCGACAGATAACAAGACGCAATTCCGTTCGCAAATACGCTTACCGTCACCCCCGGATGTATGCTCAGACAACACCAATCAACTGACCAAAATCGCCCAAACCTTCCAATTTAGAATTGAGTGGCAGGGCGTGTTAGCTCTTTCAAAGGTGCTTGTACACGCAGAAAAGGTTGTAGAAAAGACTGGAGGAGGTTGCCCATGAGCGAAAACACTGTTTGTACCACAGAGGCCTGCGAGTGCGGGCAGGGTATGTATGACAAGATCGTGTACGGCTCGACCGAAACGATTGACTACCTGGGGCTTGAAGATCTTAGCGCTCTTGAATCTCTTCCTTTGGGCGCCGCCCCCAACGACGGACTTGCGGTCGATGGCCCGTACGAAATCGACGAGGACGGAAATTCAGATACTTCCGCAAGGCTTACCGTTTTCCCAGCAGGCGCGGTCTTAAGGATTAACTAACATGCCAGGAAGCGAACCGGCCAATTCTCTTCGGGTCAGCCAGCTAACCACTGTTGCGGCTCCCGTTCCGTTGACAGCCAAACTTCCGGTTGTCATTGGCGGGGCTACCAGAGTTGTCAATTTAAGCTCGTTTCTAAACTCTGTTACCGGGGGTACCGTTACTTCTGTTTCGGCCGGCACAAACGTCAGGATGGACCCAAGCACCATCACCACAACCGGGACGATCTCTTTTCATCTTCCCGGACTAGTGATCCCTTACGCCGGAGCATCCGCCCCAGATGGATGGGTTTTCTGTAATGGAACCTTTTACCCCATTGACGGCGTTTACTCAGAGTTGTTTGGTGTGATTGGCTATACTTATGGGGGTTCGGGGAATAGTTTTTCTGTCCCGGATCTTCGCGGAAGGATTCCTTTTGGGAAAGCAGCCAACGCCTTGTCGGAAAGCTCGCTTGACGGGGCTGTCTTTGATAACGGCAACTTCTATTCGCTCGGCTCTTCCGGCGGAAGGGAAAACCACCTTTTGGCCTACAACCAGTCAGCCGTCAAAGACCATGTCCACTCCGCGTCCGGAACTATGACCGTTTTTGGGGCCTGCGATGACACCGCGTGCTGGGACGATCCAAATTGTCCTCCCCCCGAATGTTTCAGCGATTACGGAGTTCTCGGCGAGGTTGGCCCTGGGACCAGCCAATCCAGCTCGTCGACAGCCTCAAGCCTTGATCTTTTTGGGGTCAACGCCGCTTTGTCGCATAACAA